ATGAAAGCTCTCCGGCGGCGCTGGGCCGCTCTGTGGGCCGAGCCGGACCGCGGCGACGTACCCGGCTGGGTCATGATCACGCTGATCACTAAGACCTGACTTCACCCACACGACCCGAGTAGGTCGGTCAGATTGTGGCAGCGCGAGCGGGCGCGGGTGTCTGAGCATGGCGGTTCGGCCAATGCAGCAGGGCCCCTCACCCTGGAACGGATGAGGGGCCCTGCCTGCTATGCCCGGCGCGTACTATCCGCGCGTGGGCGTCTTGCGATGAGCGATCCACCGCTCAACTGCCGTCCGCAACCGCAACGGTCCGGAGGATGTCTCCACCACTGCGACGGGAAAGTCTGCCTTCTCGGCGAACTCCCTCGCACGCTGGCGAGACACACCGGCCAGTGTGGCGATCTCGGCGTAGCCGACGAGATCGGGGATGGACGGAGCTTCGGCATCTGCCTGAGCTACTTCCTCAGTGCGGATGTCAAGCCTCACAATGCTGTCCTGGCCGAGGCCAGGAACAGTGCGAGTGATGGTTGATGCAGCGACCGCAGATGCCTCGGTGGCCGTCTCGGCATCTACTGTGAACGATGCGCCTCCCTTACTGCCGTCGCGGGAGACGCTAACAACGCCTCCACGGTCGAGCAGTTTGGTGAGCGCGTCATCGATGTCGTCCTCGGTCAAGGGCCGGGGGGAGACAAAGTCGATGTCGGCGTACCACGTGGCCGTGGTCATTGGATTCACTTCCTCTCTCGGTGTTCGGTAGGGAGTCGGTCGGTACCGGTTGCTCATGAGCGGCGTTGGTCCTATGGTTTGGTGGTAGCCGCCGTTGGCGCGACGGCTACCACCTCACCACCCGTAGGTCTGATCACAACTAGCCGGTGATCAGGCCCGACCTCTTCAGTCGCTGCAGTGCGTTCTGGAACCAACGATGATCGCTTGGTGTCCTGTGGAGCGCCACGATCGGCTTCGTCGGATCGGGTGGTATGAGATGCCAACCGTTCTTGGTCGACTTGCTCTCCCAGCCCTGTGACTCTGCCAGTGCGACAAGGTCCTCGGGTCGCTGACCCTTGGCCATGAGGGGGTACCTCCTTTCGTCCCTATTGAGTTTCGCCAAACCGGTTGCCTGGCTTATGCACTAGTATACACCAGCCCCTTGTCACCGACAAGGCCGGGATGGCATTTCTACGTCCTATTGCTGACTCGGACCCCGGCGGCGACGTACAACGTCCTCGGCGGGGATCCAGACTCCCCGGAAGGGTGAACGTGGGTCGAGCTGCTCGACCAGCACCGCCGCACGGGTCCACGCTTCAGCGACGGTGTCGACGTACTTCTCCCCGGACTCCCACACCAGGCGGGCGACGATCGGGATCGGTGGCCAGCCAGCTTCGGTGAAGCGCGTCGGTACGGGCAACCCGTTGAGCAGCTGCTCCTGATCGTCGTACCAGGCTCCCACCACGGCACGGAGCGTCGCACCCGGGTACGACGAATGTGCCCCGCCCGACCCTGTGATGGGTCGAGCGGGGCTCAGAATCGTGGCGGTGCGGTTCAGGCCTTCTCGAGGGTCTCGATGCGCGCCTGGAGTTCGCCGCGTTCGGTCTTCCACTCCTCACGAGCGGTCTTGAACTCGGCGGCGAGCGCCTGCCGGGCTTTCCGCTCGACGTCGAGCTCCTCCTCCAGTCGAGAGATGGCGTTCTTGTAGATCCCCTCCGCCCGCAAGAACGCACCCTCCTCGACCGAGACCTGAGCCACCTTCACCGACGCCCGGTTCGCGTACCGGGCAGCGACCCACGAGCCGGCCACGGTGACGACGGCGCCGATCAGCAGCTGCCACCAGGCCAGTGCGCCGCTCACCCGCCGCCGTCCGGACGTTGACGCAGCACCTCGCCCGCCGACACCATCCCCGAGACGATGATGGTGGCGCCGGCGATCGCAGCGAACGGCAAGGCCAGGAAGTACCCGCGGGGCGATCCGCCGGTGGCCCAGCTGATCAGGTAGATCAGGGTCCACCCCGACGCCACGGCAGCGAGCATGCCGAACGCCCACCCGTCCTTGCGGAAAAACGCCCCGACGATGCCGACCAGGCCTGCAAGGAACCAGCCCACGCCGATCGCCCAGAACGGGATTCGGAACTCCAGCAGGAACGACAAGGAGCGTTCGGTTCCGGGTGAGGGCGTGGGGACGAGGTAGGCCAGTCCGATGAAGATGAACAGCAGACCTTTGAACAGCAGGTACGTCCCGCGCCGGCCGTTGATGCGGGGCCACAGCCGCCGGTTGGTGTGGTCGCCTCGCACGACTCAGACCGGCTCTGCGCCGTTAGCGGCGTGCCGGCCGGCCCCGTCGGTGAAGGTGCCCTCGACGACGCGGCCGCGCCCCACGGTCTCGGAGGTGATGCCGGCCTTCTTCCACGCCTTGTCGTAGGCGAGCCAGGACACCACGAGGCCGGCGACGAACGTCAGGAGCGCGGTGCCGGCGTCGTAGGTAGCGCCCTCGCTGGCGGTGCGGAGCAGCTCGCCCAGCGCGGCCGTGAGGGCGTTCAGGCCGGCCAGCAGCACGACCTTGGTGCGGGACTGCGTCAGCCGCGTGGTGACGAACGCGACGAACGCGGGCAGCACCAGCGAGACCAGCAGGTTGAGCCCTGCGATCCAGTCCAGCCCGAAGGTGATCGCCGGCGTCGGTGCGAGCTCGGCACCGGTCGAGGCGTGCGCGGGGTCGGCCAGCAGGGCTAGCGTGAACGCCAGGCCGATCAGGATCGCGAGCAGCAGCGTCGCGACCTTCCAGAGGATGCGGGTTGCGGTTTGCATGGGAGTACTCACTTTCCGGTGCGGATGATCCGCACCACGTTGGGTGCCTGGGAGTTGAGCCACTTCGCCTCGCCGGCGAGCATCAGCGGACCGCGGATGCCGTCGATTGCGCCGAGGTAGTAGCGCCGCGAGCGCAGGACCCGCTGCAGCGCCTTCATCTGGGCCTTGTCGTGGGCCTTGGCGGTGCCGGCTGGGCCGTCGTACTCGGCGACGTTGGACGCCTGCAGCCACTTCCGCATCCGGTCCTTGAGGTAGCGGGTGCGGTAACCCGCCGCGAACAGCAGCGTCGCCCACGCCTTGTCCAGGTTCGAGGCCGTCGAGCTGGTCGACATCGCCGCGTAGGGGTAGTCGCGGGAGGAGGTGACTCCGGGGATGGTGAGCCCGCCGCTGGGCGCCTGCTTGGGCGGCGTGCTGGCCTTCGGCTTCGTGTAGACGCGCTGGCCGTGGTAGATCTCGGCCCAGCCCTGGTAGTCGCAGCCGACGCCTGCCCAGGCCCGCTCGAGGTCCTTGATGCGGACCTTCGCCACGGTGCCGCCAGGGCCGGCGCTGGTGCTGATGCAGTACCCGCCGCCCACGCTGATGGCGACGTGGTCGTAGGAGGCGTTCTTGCCGTAGTGCAGGTCGAAGAACACCGGCACCCCGGCGGGGGCGTTGTAGTCGCCGGCGTGCCAGCCGCCGGCGCCCTGGGATGCGATCCGGGCCAGGCGCGCGGAGGCGTACCGCGCCGGGAACCCGAAGTGCCCGCGGGTGAACTTCTCGCACATGCCGGCGAAGTTGGCGCCCTTGCCGATGGCGGCGGTAGCGCGGCGAACCCGCTCGGCGACGGTGGGCAGCGCCATCAGCGTGTCTCGGCGTCGGCGCGGTCCAGCTCGTCCAGGTCAGGGGCGTCGGGGTCGTCAGCGACTCCCTCGATCAGCTCCTCCGGGAACGGCGGGATCTGCTCAGCGGGGACGGCAGCGACTTCCGGGGCCTGGTCGTCCTCGATGAGCTCGAGTGGGGTGGACATGGCAGAGCCTCCGATCTGGCCGAGGGCCATCGGTTCGTGTGGAGCTGAGGGCTAGGCGGGTGTCGGGTTCGACTGGCCCGCGGTGTACTGGGTGCTGCCGACGGCGTAGGCGGCGAAGTACTGCCAGTCGTCGTTGCCGCTGCTCGAGCGCACCGCCCATGGAGCGGTGAGCTCGACGCCGCGGTCGGTGGTGACCTTGATGGCGCCGGCGGCGATCGGGAACCGGACGTAGTACTCGCCGGCCGGTGCGGTGTAGGTGTGGACGTTGGAACCGATCTGCACCCGGACGACGTCGGACATCGTCAGGTAGGTGCCCACCTCCACCTCGTGCGTGACCGCAGAGCGGCCCGTGCCGGAGCGCTGCGCCATGAACTGTGTCTGCCCGCCGGTGATCGTCGGGGACGCGGTACGGGCGCGGGAGGACACCACGACGGCGTCCCGCACGATCTGCGGTGCCGAGCCACGCAACCACTTGGCCGCCTCCCATGCCGAGACGGCGGCGTAGGCGCCGCCTGTCGCAGCGCTGACGCCGATGTGGTGCGTCTCGGAGTAGTCGTTCCAGGAGGAGACCTGCGCCACGTCGTTCGGGCCCGCGAGCGCCCGCATTCGAGCCCACGCCGCACGGAGCGCCTGGGTGCCCTTGGACTCGTCGAACTCGCGATGCTTGGGCCGCTGCCACCCACGGAAGATGGTGAGCATGGCCCGCTCGCCGGCGGTGTGAGCCTGGGTGATGTAGCTGGCCGCTGACGTGCTCGAGATGATGCCGGGGTCAGCGCCGCCCAGACCCCAGCGGCCGGTCACCTCCTGCGGGTTCGCGGAGTTGCGGAACGCGGTGGCGTTGGCCGGGTTGCCGAAGCAGTGCCAGGTCCGCACGTTCTTGCCGTAGGTGTTGCGCAGCCGGTTGATCACGTCGTCCCACCACCCTGCGGCGGCAGCGGCCGAGCCGAGGGCGCCGAAGTTCTCCGGGCGGTAGGTCGAGACGACGTAGTCGCCCTCGACCCGCAGCGCGCATGCCTTGGACAGCAGCGTGTTGAGCGCGGTCGCGGCGTTGGCGGAGGTGCCCTGCCCGGTGCCGCCGTTGCCGTCCAGCATCGGGATCGCGTAGAAGCCCGGGAACGACCGGACACCGCCGATGGTCTCTGACGCGGCGTCGAACATCCACTCGGCAACGTTCCAGTTGTTCCCTGAGCTGCCGAGGATGTCGCACATGAACCCGTGGATGCCGAACCGGCGGGCCAGGACGATGTCCTCGCGGATCGCGTTGTACTGCCAGGTCGGCGAGGTCGGCCACGGCGCGTTCTGCCGGATCGGCATATCCCGCAGCAGCCCACCGTAGGCGGCGTGCGCACCGGACTCGCCGTTCAGGGCCAGGTAGCCGGTGTTGTAGTAGTTGGTGCCGGCGGTGTTGCCACCGGAGCCGTTGACCACCAGCGAGGGCGGGTAGGGCGGGAAGTAGTGCGCCCAGTACCGGGGGGAGGTGTACTCGGGCATCCGGAACCACAGCGTCGCCGTGGGCTCGGGCAGCACCACGGTCGGCGGTTCCGCCAGGACACTTCCCGAGGTCGCCGAGCCTGCCGAGTAGCCGGAGCGGGTGGCCGTCACCGTGACGCTGATCAGCCGACCCTCGTCGGCCACGGCAACCTCATAGGAGGGGGCCGTGGCGCCGGCGATGAGTGAACCTGACCGGCGCCACTGATAGGCGAACGAGAGCCCCGTCACCGACCACTCGCCGGTGCTGGCGACCAGGGTCCGCCCGGTCTCCGGGATGCCGGAGATCGAGGGTGCCGAGGTGTTGAGGATCGCCTCGCCTGCTCCGCCGGTCGAGGGCGTCAACGTGAGCGCCTGCCCGTCGACCACGACCACGGACTTGATGGTGGGCATCAGACCCCCTGCAGGACGATCGCCTGCGCGCGCGGGTTCGTGGCCGCCGACCAGACGATGTCGCGGGTACCGGTCGCGCCGGCGTCGACGTCCTGGACGTAGGACTCGATGACGGTGATCGAGGAGACCCCGAGCTCACCGCCGATGGTCTGGTCGACGTGCGTCATCCCAGCGGGCGGCGCGTTGACCGTGACGTTGGAGGAGCTCGAGCCTTCCTTCCAACCGACGAACAGCATGATCGCGCCGGCCTTCGTCACCGCCAGGTCGGCGGTGCGCCGGCCGTTGCTGATCGAGGTCCCGAGGTAGTCCGTCACGGCGACGTTGACCGGCGCCGCGGGGTTGACGTAGCGGAACACGAGGAGCTGACCGGCCTTGGCGGTCGCGGTCCCTGGGGTGTGAGCGAACACGTACTCGTCCGGCTCGATCCCGAGCGACCCGACCACGTGGCCGAAGATGCCGCAGACGCGGTTGGCTGCCGAACCGGTACCCGGCCATGCCGGGCCGAGCCGGGCCCAGGTACCGGACCCGGACTGCGCTGAGAAGTCGGCGGTGGCCGCGTTGTGACCAGACCCGAGGATCGCGACGAGGTAGTCGCCCTCCTGCACGCTGCCGCCGCGGACGAGGGTGACGTCCGAGGAGGTGTTGGCCGACTCGAAGACGTCGGCCAGGCCCACGTACATCAGGTCCGCGGTGACCGAGATCGGCGTGGAGAACGCGACACCGCTGGTGTGGCCGGCCTTGATCGCGGTGACCTTGACCCGGACCTTGTTGGTGCCCAGGTCCGCCGAGGTGAGCACGTAGTCATCGCTCGTGGCGCCGCTGATCGCCGAGCCGTCACGCTGCCACTCGTAGGTGTAGGAGTCGGCGGTCGGGTCCCACGAGCCGGTGGTCGTGCTGACCGTCTCACCGACCTCGAACGTGCCCGAGATGACCGGGATGGCCGTGTTGGTGACCGACGGACCGGTGGTCTTGAGCGCGGCCACGTCGGTGAGCAGCTCGGCGATACGGTCGGCGACCGTCGTCGAGCCGTCATAGTCGATGTCCCCGGCGTCGGCCGCCTCGACGGTGACCGGCACGACGGCCTTGCCGGGTCCGACGCCGAGCAGGTCACCCTCCGCTGCCGTGGCCTGTGTCGATCGCACGTAGGTCGTGAGATCGGTGGGGATGCGATCCGCGCCGAGCACGCCGGTGTTGATCTTGCTCGCACTCAAGTTCGGGATCTGCGCGGCGTCGAAGGTGCCGGCCGTGACCTTCCCAGCGGGGATGTCGGGGATCGCAGCCACTGGCAGCTGGGCGCCGTTCTCGGCCGTGATCTGGTTGGCGGGGTGGCTGTGTGTGGTCGCCGCAGCGCCGATGTTGTCCGGGGTGAGCGGCACGTTGCCGGTGGTGTCAGGTGCGACGCCACCAACCGCGGTGACCGTGCCCTCTCCACCAGGGCCGGAACTGACGTCACCCCACACGACGTCCCGGTCGACGTCGGACGCCTTCACCAGAGCCTGCTGAGTGGTGCCACCAGGTGGCAGCGGTCCCGCTGCCAGCGCCGCGTTCTCAGCTGCCTGCTGTGCCAGCAGCGCGGCCGCGAGCGCCTGCTGGGCCGCGGCGCGCGCCTGCTGGGCGGCCAAGATCCCACCCTCGAAAGACTGCAGGGTGGCGCGGGCGCCGTTCGCTGCGACGACGTCCACCGTGAAGATGTCGTCCGGGGTGTTGAAGGAGGGCACGGCGAACTGCTCGGTGACCTTGAGGACCGCGCCGGGCACCGGCACCCCAGAGGGCGCCTCGGTGATCTCCAGCGGGGTGTTGGTGCCTTGAAGGCAGACGGTGACCGTCTGGCCGCGCAGAGCTTCCAGGAGCTCACCGGTTGCGGCGTCGCGGACCTGGGTGTGCAGGAACAGAACCATGGGGATGCCCTCTCAGTTTCCGAGCCAGGTCGCCCACAGGCGCCAGTTTTGAATGCTGACGTTCGCGGTCGCGATGATCCGCACGCCCAGCTGGGTTCCACCGCGCACCCACCGGGTGTCGGTCATCGACAGATACGCCGTTCGGCTTCCGCCCCCGTACTCGACCGTGCAGATCGGGACCTGGGAGGACGGCGCCATGCCGGATCCGGCCCAGACTCCGAGGTGACCATGGGCCAGCAGCGCCGCCGTGGAAGCGAACGCGACCCGGAACCCGATCGCATACAAGCCCGCCTGCGGCAGGTTCAGCCGCGTCGGAGCGGTCTGGGTGTTGCCGACGACGTGGGACATACCCACGCCCACCACATCGCCCTCGGTCTCGGTGCTCGCGGCGGCCGCACCCACCAGCCACGACCCAGGTGTCGTGACCTGGTTGTAGGCGCCGTCACGTGCGATGAGGATGCTCGGACGAGTGCCGCGCTGGTCGCTCAGGTCGTAGGACACCCAGGCGGCGCTGGTGTTGCCGGCCATCTGGCGGACGTGCAGGACATTCCCGATCGTGACGGTCGAGCCGACCTGGGTCAGGTACTGGCGCACGATGTCGTCACGAGCGACGGCGCCGCCGTTGGTCGACCACACACGGGCGTCGATCAGGTTCTGCACCTGCGCCTGGTTCGCGCTCACGAGCGCGAGAGCGAGCGGCTGGTCGTCCTCGGTGCCTGGGGTGGTGGCCCGAGCCGGCAGAGTGATGCCGGTCTGGGGGATGTTGACGAACGTGATCGTCGACGCCTTGGTCGCACCCCAGACCCGCTTGAGCACGATCAGGAACCAGCGACTTCCCGAGGAGACCACGGGCAGCTGCACATCGGTCGTGCTGACGGTGTCGATCACACCGCACCCGATGGCTACGCCAGGGGCGATCCGGACGGTCCGGGCCTGAGCTGTGTTGACCGAGGCCGCGAGGTCGCCGGGGCCTGCCACGGTGTACCGGGCGCCCATCGCGCCGGCGTACCGCGCCCAGTCGGTCTCGTCGACGGTGCCGGCGTAGCCGATGGATGAGGTGACGGGCATGTCAGGTTCCCTTCTGCAGCCTGCGGAGCGAGGCGATAGCGCGGCCGAGGACCGTGGCCAACTTCTTGTCGTTGTCGTCGCTGCGATCGCCCACGACGGGTGTCCACCGCGGGACGGCGTTGTCCTTGCTCCAGGAGAGAGTCGCTTCGCGGAGCACGTCGGTGATCGGTGCTGCACCTGGCTGGGGTTCGATCTGAACCAGATCGCCCACGTGCACACCGGTGCCGCCGTATCGGAAGATCGACGTCTCGAGCAGCTGCACTGAGAGCCCGTACTTCAGTCCGGCCTCCGCGAGCGCGGCGTCGCCGCGGGCGTCCATGAGCGCGTTCCGGTTCGGGTCGTCGGCCTTGATGTCACGGGCGTCGATGTACCCCTCGATGACGTCACCCCACGCTGTCTCCAGCGTCGAGCTCACCCGGGAGCGGAACACTCGGGCCGTGCCCTCACCCGGGCCGCCGACCACGACACGGGTCATCTCCGGCGGCCGCCGCGACCAGGACATCCCTGCGACCGTTCCCGCCGCCTCGGACAGGTTCAGCGGGAACACGGCCGGGGTGTAGCAGTCGACCCGCAGCCCGGCCCCGCTCTGCCGCACCGTGACACCGATGCCCGCCTGGTCCACGAGCGGGAACAGCACGTCGTTGAGCCGGTCCATCCGGGACTGCACCGTGATCGTTGCGCCGCGACCCTGGGTCGGGACCACCGTCACCGGCAGCCCGAGCCGGGATGAGTTCGCCGCCACCAGCTGCTTCACCACGGTCTCCGCGGGCCCGGTGCGCACGTCGTACTCCGAGGTCTGCGACCCGAGCCCCGAGCCGGGCACCTGCCAGCCCAGCATCCGCTGCAGCAGCCGCCAGTCGTCCTGCACCTGGATCGTGTACTTCCGTGCGCCGATGCGGCCCTCGCAGGAGACCAGCCGGCACGGGCCACTCAGCACGACCTCATCCCGGTGGCGGATCACCACGCGGGCGCCAGGCTCGAGCAGCAGCGGCGTCGAGACGGCCGCCTCTGACACGACCAGCTGGCCTGAGGGCTGCTGGTTGTGCCGGGGCGTGGCCGTGACCGACAGCGGGTCACCGACCCACCCGAGTCGCTCGAACGTCTTGGAGTAGACGCGGATGTCGATCTCGTCCACGTCAGCCCCAAGCCCGCTCGTGCCGCGGCGTCAGCAGCACCCGCACGGTCCCGGTGCCGACCATGCCGACGTCGAGGGTCACGTTGGCTCCCTTCGGGATCTCGGCGAACGCCGTCTCCCCGCCCAGGTCCTTGGTCCGGTCGACGCCGCCGGCGAGCGCCGCAGCGTGGATCGCCTGCACCTGCTGCACCGCGTCCAGCCCGGTCAGGTCCGGGGTGTCGACCAGCAGGGCCCGCCGGTCCTCACGGCTGGAGTCCACGACGAGCGACTTGCCCTCAGCGACGGCGAACGGGATGACGATGTGCTTGCCCTCGAAGCCGCCGTAGGCGGAGTCGAACGGCCCGTCGTAGGCCCACACCGGTGCACCCGCCACGTCACCGGGATTCGGGATCGTCGCCGTGCTCAGCGTCGAGGCCGAGGAGATGCGCCACAGCTCCGGGGTGGCCGGGTCAGCGAACCGGGCACCGTCGGCAGCGCCGAACACCCGCACGATCGGGTCCGAGGTCCAGAACGGCTGATCCGCCACCAGGTAGGCCGCCTGCTGTGTCCACTCCATCAACCCCGGGGCGAGATCCCAGACCGTGTCATCGCGCTCCAGCCGGCACCGCAACGACCGGGCGCCACGGTCTGGGGTGATCGCCCGCCACGTGCCCTGCTCCTCGTAGCTGAGCGACTGCCAGAACTCAGCTTCGACGTCCAGGTGCTCCTGCGTGTCGGCTCCGGCCAGGACCAGGAACGGCCAGAACACCTCGCGCTCATTCACCCGGTGCCCGCGATAGCGGGAGCCTGGCAGCCCGGGAGCCTCGTCGGCGTACCTGGTCGACGGCGGCTTACCCAAGCCGCGGGTCCCGGCCAGCCGCACCGGTGACAGCTCGTTCGTCAGCGACCACGTCCGTGAACCGTCAGGTGAGGTCCAGGTGAGCTCGATCCCAGGCCACGGGTTCTCCGGGACGACCACCGGCTGCGTGGATGCCAGTACGAGGTTCACAGCACCTCCGCGCCACTCACGCCAGCAGCAGCCATCGCATCGCCAAGGCTCGTCTTGATCTCCGTCGCGAAGAGCCGAGCCACTTCCATCGCGTACCCCGGTGCGGCGTCGACCTGAAGATCGAACTGGTAGGACGCTCCGGACCCGTGGCCTGGTGCCCCGCCGGCGCTGGTGCTCGGCGCACTCACCGTGCCGGCGCCCGTGGGCATCGAGCGCAAGGTGCCCGCGAGCGCCGAGGCTCGCAGCGCCGCGACGGCCGCGTGGCCGCCAGCGGCCGCGGTCTCGGCAGCGGACCACATGTGCTCGTTGTTCGACGCCATCAGCGGGATCGAGTCCGACGTCGATGTACCGGGGCCGGTGATCGGGCCGCCTCCAGCCCGGTAGATCATGTTCTGCGAGGTCGCCGGGCTGTAGTTCGGGTCTGCATTCACGCGCGCCTGGATGGTCAGGTGACGGCGCCGGTTGATGAAGTCCTGAAGGGCGGCGTCGGCGGGCCCGGTGTCCGCGTCGACATCGAACGTCACGCCCTGCAGCGAGTACTCGTTGATGACGTCCTGGATCGTCTTCTCACCGGACGCGACTGCGGACGCCGCCTCTGCGGCCGCCTCGGCGCCGAGCTGGGCGCCGATCTGGCCGAGGATCGGCCCGGCTGCGGCTAGGTTCTCAGCGAACGCCGCGGTGGCGTTGTCGGCCTGCTGCCCGTAGACCGCCTCGAGCCGGGCTAGCTCGTCGTCGGAGGCGTCGACGAGGGCAGCGACGAGGGGAGCGCCTTCGGGGCCGAGCGTCGCCAGGTGGTCGAGCACGCCCTGCGAGACCCGGCCCGACAGCAGCAGCATGTTGGCTTCCCATGCCTGCTGCGCGGCAACCATGGCATCGAGCTCTGCGAGATAGTCGGCCAGCGAGACCGAGAACCCGTCGTAGTAGTCCTGCCACGAGTCCTCGGAGGATTCGGTGGAATCAGCGGTCGCCTGCGCTACCTCGGTGTTCTTGTCGATCACCGACTGGTACCCGCCGAGCAGGTCGATGAATGCGCCGTCGGCCTCGGCGTAGGACGCCAGCAGCTCCTCGTTCGCCGCGGTGAGCGCCTCCGTCTCGGCGGTGGCGGCAGCCGTCGCGGCCGCGGCCTCCTCCTGGCTCTGCGCGGTGCCGCCCGTCGCCTCCGCGAGATACTCCTGCTGGTCGGTGGCCTCGACCAGTGCGTCGCTGTGCTCGTCCAGGAAGTCGTTCAGCGCGTTCGCCTGCGCCAGGTGCATCGTGAAGGTGCCGCCCTGCTCGCGGTAGGCGTCCATCTGGGCGTTGACGCGGGCGACGGCGTCGGCGTTGCCCTCGATGTAGCCGCGGGCGTCCTCGGCGCTGACGCCGACCTCGTCCATGATTTCCCGGATCGAGGTGCCCATGAGCCGGATGTCGTCGGTCAGCCAGTCGACCTTCGTCGTTGCGAATGCCTCGTTGAGCGTGCGGGCGGTGTCATCGGTGATCTTGCCCATCTCGTCCAGGCTCGCCCGCAGAGCGTCGGTGCGTTGCTTCGCCTCACCCTGCCGCTGGGTGTAGATCGCGAGCGCGACACCCGCGGCCGCGAGTGCCGCACCCCAAGGGCCCATCAGCAGGTTCGCGACATTGCCGACGCTGCGGCCGAGCAGTGACGAGCCAGCCCGCAGCGCGGATACCGTGGCGGTGAGTTCCTTCAGCTTCGGCACCGCCATGAGAGCTCCGCCGGTGAGCAACCCGAGACCGGTCACGCCGGCACCAAGGATGGTCACGAAACGCTGCCCTGGAGCGTCGAGCGCCGAGAACCCCGCTGCGAACTGGCCGACCACCTTCGTCGCGTCCGCCACAGCGGGGAGGAAAGTGCCGCCGATGTCGATCGCGGCGTCCGTGATCTGGTTCCGGGCGACCTGCAGACGGGCCTCAGTGGTCGCGTAGCGCTGGTTCGCCTCATCGATCAGCGCGGTGTTTTCGTTCCACGCCTGCGCCTGCAGGTCGAGCGAGTCGGTCAGCAGGTCCGTGTTGGCCATCAGCTGCAGCAGGATCCGCTGCTCCTCGCTCGACTTGATGCCGAGGTCGGTCAGGGTGGTGATGACGTTCCCACCGGACGCCTCGACGCCGTTCAGGCCGTCGGCGAACGACGCCAGCGCGCGGATCGGGTCCTCGCGCCAAGCGTCGGAGAACTCCTGCGCCGACATGCCCGCGATCCGTGCGAAGCCTTCGACCTCCTCGCCACCGGACTGGACGGCGGAGTAGATGTCCTGCAGCACCCGCGAGACCACGCCACCGCCGAGCTCGGCCGAGACACCCATCGACGCCAGAGCCGACGCGGTCGCCAGGACCTCACCCTCGGTTGCACCCACGAGCTTGCCGGCACCGGCGATCCGCTGAGCCATCAGCAGGATCTGCGACTCGGTCGAGGCGCCGGCGTTGCCGAGAGCGACGATCGTCGCGCCGAGCTCGTCGACGTCGTCGCCGGCGGTGCCCATGATGTTCATCAGCTGGGCGATCGAGGTCGCGGCCTGATCCGCTGACAGGTCGGTGGTCTCACCCAGGTCGATCATGACCCTGGTGAACTCGGCGACATCCTCCCGCTTCACACCGAGCTGGCCGGCGGCCTCCGCGACTGCAGCGATCTCTGTGTGCGTTGACGGCAGCGTGCGCGCGAGCTGGCGGAGCTCGCCCTCCAGGGCCGACATCTGCTCCGAGCTACCGTCGGTGGTCTTGCGGACGCCCGCCCAGGCCGACTCCCAGTCGATCGCGGCCGCCGTGGCGAGGACCAGGCCGGCGGCCGTGGCGCCCGCCAGGCCGAGGATCACCCGACCGGCGCCCTCCATCGCCAACATCTGCCGCTTGTTCGCCGCCTCGATCTCCGCAGCGCGCTTCTTCGCGGCCTCGGCCATCTCCGCCTCGGCACGCATCTGCATCTGCGCCATGCGCCGGTAGTCGGTCTCGTACTTCGTGACCGCGCGGGTGGCGAGGTCGAACCCGGCTCCCTCCCAGGAGGACTCGAGCCGAATGCGAACGTCACGCTGGGCGCCGGTGGTTGCCAAGACTCACCCCCGGGGCTTCTGACGTCAGTGGCCCGGGCTATGCCGGGATCGGGGCGGTGGGTGATTCACGTTCGCCTGGTGCTCTGTGATGCACCGCTGGCAGGTGCCCAGCGACCCGGTGGCCAGTCGGACCGCTGCGCCGTCGTCGGCCGCTGTGGCGGCCTTCTCGCCCTTCGCGCGGGCTGCGCAGCCGGGACAGACATCGACGTGCGCGTGCACCCCGGTCGGGTGCTCCTCGGGGTGGTAACCGCACTGACCGCAGCGGCGCTGCTCGTGCGCCTGCCACTCCAGCGCCGCGTCCTGGCTGGTCTGCGGCCAGGACAGGAACTCATCGAGCGGGATACCCTTCGGCCCGCAGTAGCGCATGCGAGCCGCGAACAGGTGGTCCCGGGTCAGTCTTTTCCCAGGCGGCCCCGCGGCGGGGAGAAGTTGAGGCGCCAGCACGCCACGTACATGGCCTCACGCTCACCGAGCGCCCACTTCTTCGACTCGAATTGCTCCGCCCACCAGGCCGGGTCCTTCAGCTCGGGATCGATGACGCACGCCGCGACCAGAGCGGGTCGGAACGTCTCGACGTCGAGCTCGCCGTCCTCGCCGGCGTACTCGGCCAGCAGCTCCTCGAACTCCGCCGGCTCCAGCGCTACGAGCTCCACCGGCTCGAAGCACTCCTCGACGCGCGCGAGCGCCCCGTCGTAGACCTCCTGAGCTTCCAGGGTGGCCTGCGACGGGGCGCCAGCGCCGGCCTGCGCGTCTCTGGCCGTCTCAGCCGTGAGGAACGTCCGCGCGTCCTCCAGGGCCTCCTCAGCCTGCGTGGGGTCAGCGAGCGGGACACGGAAGATCGTCGTCGAGCGACGCTCCTTGCCCTCGATCCGGTCCCGCGCGCCCATCAGGCAGCGGCGGCAGGGAGGGTGACCTGGCGCGGCTTGTTTGGGATCGAGTAGGACACCGTCAGACGGTGCTCCTGCTCGGCCACCGTCCGCAGCGGCGTGATCGCCGAGACCGTCGCCGGGAACAGCTGGGCCGGGTAGCCGGGCTCGTCACCGCCATCGGCGATCAGGAGGAACCCCTTGTCGCCCACGTCGTGCACGGTGCGGACGTCCTGCCCGTCGAGCGAGGCGGCGTAAGTGATCGTCGCGGCCTGCATCGAGGTGCGGCCCGTCATCGACGGGGAGAACCTGGACCCGAGCGTGTTCACGCTGAATGCGTTCGGGGTCGGGTCCCACCCGGCGAGGTCGACGATCTCGTTGGCGAGCTCGGTGCCCGCGGTGATCTCCGGACGCGTGGGCTCGGTGCCTGCCACAGCGGGCAGCCAGAAGACCTTGGAGATCTCGACCGCGAAGAAGCGGTCCGACTCCGGGATGGTGGTGCTCATGCCTGTTCTCCGTTCTCGGGGTTGGAGCCGCCCTCACCGGGCGATCCGTTGTCGCCAGCCGGCGGCTGGTCGGTCGTGGCGTCGGCGAGCGCCCAGCCCGCCTGACGGTGATGGGGGATCGTGGGCTTGCTCATCCACGCCGTGTTACCGGAGGCCGCGTGCTTCATCAGCACCCGGCCATCGCGCGAGATCGCGCGCTTCTTGCGAGCCATCGGTGGTCTCCTCAGAGGTTGTTCTCGGACAGCGCTTGGCTGGCGGCCGTCGCGACCGCGCGCTGCAGGCGCGGAGCGGCCGCGGTGGCAGCCGGGACCAGATAGGGGCGGGCGTCTTCGGCGACCCACACGGTGGGCCGGTTGGGCTGCTCGAACACCGGGTGCCGGAACGTGGCGCCGACCATGCCTTCGTAGACGCGGCCGTGCGGGGCCGCGTTGCGATCGACTCGGATGACCACCCCGGGGTTGGATCCGCTGAGGGTGACCTGGAGGCGCATCGCTCGCGGGATCCGGCTCGACCATGAAGCGTTCGCGCGTGCATCGGCGAGCACCTGCGATCCCTCGCTTCGCATCACAGCGCGGGTGCCGCGCTGGATGGTCTTCGGTGCGCTGGAGAGGTCGCGAAGCAGCCGCCGCAGCTGCCCGACTGTCACGTCTCCGGTGCTCGCGGTCACAGCAAGCACGTCGCTTCGACGGCGAACAGGACGTTCACGGTGGCGCCGGCTTGGTGCAGCACCGGGATCCACTCGTGCTGGCCCGAGAGTCCAGCCCGCGACCAAATCGGGCGCTTCACGGACTGGTCTCGCAGTGCGTCGTCGATACCGGCGAGCACCGTGGTGGCGGCGGTGCGTAGCCGCGCGAGCACGCCGTCATCGGAGTCGCCGGTGGACATCGTCAGCAAGCAGCTGATGGTGACTCGCTCGATGGTGCGTGTGCGGCCGAGCCCGGCAGCTGGTTCGATTGCTGCCGCGTAACCGGGTCGCTCGGGTCCGTCCGTGAGGCCGACACAGATCGCGTTCTCCATGACGTATCCGACCTTCGGGCCGTCGAGGACCTGGAACTTGCTGCCGTCCCCGAGCGGGTCCGCAGTAGCCACGTCGCCGACGAGCGTTAGGACGGCGTCGAGGACCTCGCCGATTCGAGTGACCTGGCCCATCAGCCGATCCCCGGGACCACGTAGGGCTCGATCAGCTGCTTGGCGCGGTGCGGGATGGCGAACCCGATGGCGGGCCGGTCGCCCTCCTGGCGCCCGTAGGCGGCCTGTCGGGGGCCGACGCCGCCGGTGCCGCGCTGGATGCCGAACAGGTGCTCGGCGATGATCTTGACCGCCAGCTCGAGCGACTCGGACGCCTTCGGCAGGTTCAGCGAGACGGTCCACGAGCCGCCCTTGACGCGAGGCACGGTGATGATGCCCGATCGGCCGTTTACGTCGCAGTCGGCGAGCTCCACGGTGTTGCCGTGCGGGTCGGTGACGGTCAGGATCGCGTCCTGGTCGAGGCGGATGTACGGCAGCACCAGCGCTCGGCCGGAGGCGTACACGCGAACGTTGGTGGGCGGTGCGTCCGGTGCGGCGGTCATGACGATGCCGGTCTTCTCGCGGACGTAGTCGTTCGCGGCGGCGAGCGCCTCCTCGAGGATCTCGTCCTGATCGGCGGTGGTGATCCGCATGAATGTCTTCAGATCGTCGAGGTCGACCACAGCGTCACCTCCGCTCGCTCTCGGACGGCTCCTGCGGGCGCATCACCTCAGCCGCGGCCTCGCGCTCGGGCCGCTCGGGTCGTTCGGTCTCGCGCGGCGAGGTGACCTCGCCGCGGCCCTGGCGGCGGTCCTTACCGTGACGCCGCCAGGGCCGGGGCTCGGACATCAGACCTGGTCGACCTGGTCCTGGAGCTCGGCGGAGACCTTGTCGGCCGACGCCTTCTCCTCCTTCTGCGCCTTCGCACCGTCCTCGTCGAGGGTGACGAAGCCGGCGGTCTGGTCCGGGGTGCCGTCCGCGCGGAGCGAGGGCACCGCGACGATGTCCACCGGGGTGTCGGTCTTGCTCTTGCTGGCCATGCTGACCTCCTCAGGTCATCGGGTCGTGCTGGTGGTGCGGCGACCGGGCGCGGGCTATCTCTCCCGCGCCCGGTCGCTGCCGGCTACTCGGCGGTGCCCGCGACCAGGGCCGCCGCGGCGTTGGTGTCCTGCACCATGCCGTTGAGGCGCTGGAAGCCGAGGAACCCGACCTGCAGGTAGTCGGCGTAGCGCTCGGTGAGCCGCAGCACCTGGCCACCGCGGACGCGGCGGATCAGGTAGGCGGCGCGGATGTCGCCGAACACGACCGACCTGGAGTCGGCCGCGAGCGCCGCGAACGAGTTGTCCACGGTGTAGGGGTGGCCGTTGATCGTCGACGGCACGCCGCCGGCGAGCGCCGGGACCCACAGCGGGCGCTGCTGCCCGTCCTTGAGCTTGCGGATGCCGCGCAGTGCGCTGTCGGCGATGATGTACCGCTGGTTGCCGTTGCGGTACGCCGGGTCGATCGAGTGCTCGAGGTCGACGAGGTTGTCGAACGTGATCGCTCCATCGGTGCCGGAGTAGACGACCTTGGTGAGACCCGTGACCAGGCCCTGCGGCTGACCGGAGCCGGTGCCGACCGCGAAGTGGATCGCGGCGGCGCGGGCGATGCGCTCACCGAGCTTGCGGGCCAGCCACGAGTCGAGGTCGATGCCGGAGTCCTGCAGCAGCTGGAACGAGGCACGGACGATCTTCGAGGTGTACATGTACGTCGCGAAGCTCGCCTGGCCGAACGCCACGTCCTGCTCGGTGACCTGGGTGTTCTCGGCGACGATGGCACCGACGTTGCCGGTGTCGTCGTTGGTCGGCCACAGCATCTCCTGACCGGAGTCGGTGTCGATGACCTCGGCGTGCTGCATGAGGCCGCCGTAGGCCTTCTGCACCTCGGTCATCTTGTCGAGGAACTCCTTGGGCACGGTGTACCCGCCCGCGGAGCCGGTCGTGGTCGCGAGGGCCCGGTCCTCGACGAAGCCCTGCTCGAGCATGCGCTGCTCGTCGGGGTTGAGGCGGCCGATACCGCGGCGCAGGAACGAGCTGAACGCCGACCGGTAGGCGGCGGGCAGGTCGTCCTCCGGGTCGCCCTCGCCGGCGCCGGGGCGCGGGCTGGTGCCGCGCTGGTCGCTCGCCGGGGTGTTCATCGCGGCGGCGAGGCGCTCGGAGCGCTCCTCCTCCTCGATGTCGCGGGAGAGCTTCTCGACGTCGTCGAGCGAGCGGGTGTAGCTCTCGCCGTCCTCCTTGGTCGGCTCGTAGCCGTCCGCGGCGCGGCGGGCCTGGATGTCCTGCACCTGCTGCCAGGCGGTCGCCCGCTTGTCGAGCAAGGTGCGCATGCGTGCGCTGGTCATGATGCTGTCCTTCCGGGACGTGTGGTGTTGGGGGTTCCGCGAGAACGCGGGTGCTACCGGCCGAGGCTGGGGTAGCGGGCGTTGAGCGCCTTGGCGCGCTCGTCCTGCATCGCGAGAACCCGGGTGGCATCAGCCGGCGCGGGCTCGGTGCTGGTGTCCCGGGTGGCGTCAGCCGGCGCGGGACGGTCCCCGCCAGTGGCGGGGGAGTCGGTGGTGCGGCCGCGTGCGACGCGAACCTCGTCGACCATCGCTCGGAGGCCGGCGTCGGTGTCCTCGTAGGCGGGGAACGTGACGCCGGAGACCTCGAGCAGCTTGACCTCGATGATGCGGCGCAGCTCGGCGGCGTGGGTCTCGGTCTTGCCGTCGGGGCCGGTGACCTCGACGTCGATGCTCGACCACTCGTCTCGGACGACGATGAAGCCGAACGACATCCCGGTGATGCGCCGCTTCTCCAGGTTGCGCGCGAAATCGCGGACGTAGGAGACCTCCTGGTCGAGGTCGGCGTCGACGGCGAGGCCGATGTCGTCTGTGGACAGCCGCAGGTCGCCGGCGGTGACCCGGCCGACGAGCATCCGTGTGTCGTGGTCGACGAGGAACCGCGCGTCGCCCTCGGCGAGGGTCTTGTCGAACGCACCGCGGGCGATCTCCTCGTACCAACCCCACCGGAGCGGGTTCCCGATCGCGGTGCGTGAGTCGAAGACGGCCGCGTGCCCGACGAACCGCGGGGCAGCCTCCTCGTCGGCCGCGCGCACGATCCGGGCGTCGGTCTCGTCGAGCGGCCGGGTGCGCACTTCCGTGACCTGGGAGCCGCCCGCAGCGCGGACGGGCTCACTGAGCGTCGTCATCTTCGTCCTCGTCTCCTGCTGCTGTGTCGTCGTCCATGGGCTGCTCGGAGCCCGTGTAGGGGCGGTACGGCTCGTCGCCCCACTCGACGCGGGGCTTGTCTTCGAGGTCGCGGACGTCGTTCGGGGTCAGCCAGCCGTTGACGATCCCGGAGGCGTAGAACGCGGCCCGCGACTTCGTGTCGCCGCGCAGCAGACCCTCGAGGGCGAACTTCGCGCGCTCGGTCTTGGGATCGACGATCTCGCGTGTGACGCGCTGCTCGATGCGGTGGAAGTAGTGCTTCAGCGTCACCACAACGAAGGCGATGAACTGCTGCTCCATGCCCGAACCCCAAGAGGTCGACTTCTCCTGGTCGTTGACCATCCACCCGGGCACACCGAACAGGCGGGCGATCTCGGTGGTCTGGAACTTGCGGCTCTCCAGGAACTGCGCGTCCTCCGGGCTCATCGTGAGCTGGGTGAACTTCAGGCCCTTGTCGAAGACCGGGACGTCGAACGCGTTGTCGATGCCGGCGACCTTCGCGCGCCAGCGATCCTTCAGGATCTCGACCTTCTCCTGACCGAGCTCGTTCTCGGTCGAGAGGTAGCCCTGCATCAGCAGGCCCTGGCCGAACATCTTCTCGGCGAGCTTCTCGGCCTTGGTCGCGAGACCGAAGGTGCGGCGCATGTTGCCGATCACCGAGTAGCCCTTGACTCCGTCGAGTGACAGGTTGGGGATGTGCATGACCTCGTAGGCGGTGAGCTCGTCGCCGCCGGACTGGAAGCCGCCGTCGATCTTGAACCGCCGCACGTAGGGCAGACCGACCGCGATCCGCAGCGCGGTCTCGTCGTCGTCGATCTCCACCTTCACCCGCGCCGGGTGGATCGGCTGCAGCGCGATGATTCGGCCGTCACGTGCCCGGATCTTGCGCACGTAGGCGTTGCCCCACAGCGCCAGGTGCGCGACGACCGTCTCCCACGTCTCGAACGGCGTGGTCTGGCCGCCGTCGTACTCGTGGGCCAACGCCGGGATGTGGAGGTGCTCGTAGGAGCCCTTGGCGGTGACGTGCAGCGGGCAGCCGGCCACACTGGAGGAGATGATCTGCACGCACCGCAGCGCGGTGCCGACCTTCATCGGGTTCGAGTCGCGAGTCGTGTCGCCGTCGGACCACAGCTCGCCCGGGTCGTCGAGCTGCGACAGCAGCCGGCCGCCGGTCAGCGGAGTAGCAGGGTTCTCCAGCGAACTCGCGAGGATCATGTTGCCTCGTAGCAGCGTCGAGAGCCCGTCCAGCGCCTTCACGGGGTCTCCTGCTCAGGGGGAGCGGGCGCGGGGGTGGTGCCCAGGTGCGTCAGGACGCCGCCAGCGGTCAGCACGATGCCGCCGTACACGAGCGCCCACCCGGGGCCGGCGAGCATGAGCACGCCGGCGCCGAGCACCAGCAGTCCTAGGACGGTGAGGAACGCAGCCACGGTCACCGCCTCACCAGATGTTCGGGCCGTCATCGACCGGGATGGACGCGTAGTACTTCGCGCGCTCGAGGGTGAACACCGCGGTCACTGCACCGTCAATGCGCTTGGGGGAGTCGGGTGACTCCTTGGCGATGCGTGCCATGCCTCGCGAGGTCGGCTTAGGGGTGGCGTCGCGAACGTGCCGCGCGAGTCGGGGGTCGCCGTCGTGGGTGAGCGCCTTGTCGACTACGGACTCGTAGAAGCCCTGCGTCGCGCGGCCCATGCGCTCCGGGCTCTGCGGGTAGGCCTCGACGGGCACGCCCTCCTCGGCGAGCTCGTCGAACGCGTCCTGCCAGAGGTGCTCATCCCAGGGGCTCTCCGGCACGTCCCACCGGTCGCACGCCTCACGCAGTGCTGCCTTTACCTCCGGGCGGGGCACCCGCCAGTTCGGGTCGTAGGGGTCCCGCTCCCAGATGCCGACCACGAAGATGTGCGGCCGCTCCTCGACCGTCACGCCGATCAGCGCCGTCGAGTCGCCGGAGTAGGAGCCGTCGAACCCGACCACGACCCGTGTGCCGGCAGGAGGGCCACCGGGGTACCGCTCGGGGTCCGCGAGCGCGTCCCAGGCGCCGTGCGGCAGCCACACGCGGCCGGAGGTGACCCACTGGTTCGTGCGCTTGATCCGGAACTCGTTCTCCGGGGTGCGTCGCACCACGGATCGGAAGTCAGCCTCGGAGACCAGGTCACCGAAGCCGGGCGATCCCTCGCGCCAGGTTCGGATGTCGTCGTGCGGTGCCTCGATCCCACGCAGCGGCTCCCACCACGCCATGAAGAACGTGGGGTCGTCGATTTCGCCGCGTGCGACCTGGACGCCGTACTTGTACAGCGTGTAGCAGATCGAGTCCTGGCCTGTGCGGTCCGTCTGCACACCCGCGGTGGTGATCGCGAGCATCAGCGGCTCAACCCGCGCTCCCTGGGCCTGGGCCATGACGTCCCACAGCTCGCGCGTCGGCTGCACGTGGAGCTCGTCGAACAGCACCAGGGTCGGGTTCAGACCCTCCTTGGTGTACGCCTCGGCCGACAGCGCCCGGTACGTGGTCCCGGTGGAGGGAACCTCGATCACGTTGCGGTAGGTCTTGATCACCTGCGAGAGGTGCGGGTCCATCTCGATCATCCGCTTCGCGGTCTTGAAGATGATCGAGGCCTGCTCCTTGTCGCCGGCGCAGGAGTACACCTCGCCGCCCATCGGCCCGAGCAGCATCCCGGAGATGCCGACGCCGGCGGTGATCTCCGACTTGCCGTTCTTCCGCGCCATGCCCCACAGCGCGATGCGGTGCCGGAACAGGCCATCGGCGCGACGGGCGAGCGTGCGGCGCATCAGCTGGCGCTGGAACGGCCGCGGTTCGAGCAACTTGCCAACGGCACCAGCGACCGAGTCCTTCGTGATGCGGCAGGTCGCACCGATCAGGTCGGTGTAGAGGTCGCCGTCGCCGCGGCGCTGGTCAGCGACCGGGACGGGTGTCAGCCACCGGGGCGGGAGCGAGGGCGCCCACGGGCTACGACCCACGTGCGGCGTTCCTGGCTGCCGCTTGCTGCAGGATCTGCTCGAGCGGGTTCGTCTTGTCGGTGACCTCGGCAACACCCAGGTCGCCGCGCGCCGACGGCGTCAGACCGCACTCTCGCTCCATCTGCAGCATCTGCCCGAGCTGTGCACGGACCTGAGCGAGCAGCGGGTTCGGGCGCACCTGGCCCTGCGAGCCGGTGACGTAGAAGCCCTCCTCGGCGAGCGCGTTGCGCATCCCGGCGACCAGGTCCTCGCCGATGCAGATCCGCTCGACGATGTCGATGTCGGTCGCGGGGGAGAGCCACTTCGCCTCACGCCAGATCCGCGTCCACCGCTCGGCGCCAGGCCCCTCCTCGCCCACGGTCGGCGGCAGATCGGGGATCCCGCCCTTCACGCCTTCGAGGTGGACGACGTTCGACTGATCGGGCAGCTCACGGCCGCCGGAGTCCCGGTTCGCGGACCGTCCGCGGCGGCGGCGCTCCTCCAGCGGGGCCTTGGTGCGGGGCATCGCTCACCTCACCGGCCGAAAAGCGGAATCGGACAAAAAATCGTTCGGTAGTGAGCGCGTGTGCGGTCGCGGGGGAACGGGTCGCGGAGGGCGCATTCTTCCGAACTTTCGACCGCCCCCTGGGTGCGGAAGGCTGAACGTTTCCGCAGGTCAGCGCCCCGCCAACTCGCTCAACGGTTCAGGTGTGCCTTGCGTCCCGCTTCGGCCCGGTTGCACACTCGGGAATGTTCAGGACCGTTGTATTCCATTCGGTTATCCGAATGGCCGAGGTCCCATTCTTCATCAGGGAGAATGTATTCATCGCAGCGTGCGCATCTCACTTCGCCCGCCTCGACGAGCGGTCGCCACTCCTCACGCAGACGGCGATGCGTCGAGCCGTAGCCACGCTGGGTGGTGGTGCCCCTGGCCCGGGACCGGCCGCGGGCGCAGGCATCGCAGCGGCTGCGCACACCCGGGCGACCGCAGTCCATGCACGGCATCAGAGTCCGAACGCCGCACCAGGCTGCGGGCCTGGGTCATGCCACTGCGTGGGAGAGGCAGGGCACCGAGCCGACCCTGGCCCCCGGTCCAGCCGACGCCACGTCGGTCGCCCCGGGCTCGGGTACTCCGGCTGGCCTGGTCGATCCCGAACCATCAGACCCTTCAGGAGCAGGGCCTCCTCGAGGGCGTGCCCGCAGTGCACGCAGGTGCCCGTCCGGCCGGTGGTCTCGTCGTTGGTGACGGCCATCAGGTTTGCCTCCAGCTGCGAACGGTGCTCGTCCCTGCATCCAGTAGCTGCGTTGTCGGACCGATCCGGCTCTGCAGCGGGAGGCTCATCGGTGAGGATCTCAACACGAAGGCCGGCGCATCATCTGCGACCGGCCTGTGGAGACACCTCTCCCGGCACACATTGTGCACCATCAGACGCCAGTGCGCACCTCGTCCTGCAGTCGGCGTGGCGTGAAGTGGCTAACGAATCTTCCTCTACGCGGCCAGGCGTTCGAGAATCCAGGGAATCACCGCGAGGAGAGCTGCGATAGCGCTGAGGGCGGCGAACACGACCATGATGACATCACCGCGGCTAAGAGTGCGGCTTTCAAGCGTCTTGAGGTCGCGCTCGAGGTGCTCGATCAAGACCCCTATGCGAGCCTCCGAGGCGCTCATCGATGTCGGCAAGGTGGCTCGGCTGGGAAGTCTGGACTCAAGATCGGCAATCCGCGCCTCCAACTTCTTGAGGTCGTCCGCCTCGTTCGAGCTCGGTCGCTGGGTCTTGCCGGTCGATGGCGGCGTCGTTTCAGAAGGCTTGGGCTTGTACAGAGCGGTTGCAAGTCGCTCCTCGAGCAACTCGATACGGCGATCGACATCGTGCTCTGACGCGAGCGCGAGCGCGATCTGCGCGCGGTCCTCGAAGTCGAGTCCACGAAGGATCTGTTCTTCGATTTCGCGCTGCTCCACCAAGCGGGATGTGCGTCGTCGGACCCAGTTGGAGAAAACTGCGGCCACTACTGCAAGTAGCCCGGCAACGGCAGCGACGGCTATCGAGAGAGTGTCCACAGGCCGCATTCTGCAGGATCAGAGAGCGCCGGCGGGGCGATCCGGGGATCAGTCTTCATCGCTCGCCAAGGCTTGGAGGTCTGCCCGTCGGTACACGCGTCGGCCAGCACGCTGCCCGACCGGGCGGAGGCGGCCGCGGCGATGCCAGGACCGGATCGTCCATCCCGACACGCCGAGCTGCTCCTCCGCCTGGGCGACCGTGAGCTCGTCGGAGTCGTCGAGCACCAGGCCGAGCCACGACGTCGGCTCGAACCGCAGGTACTTGCCGTGCGCGTCCCGGCACCGTCGGCACACCAGGTCCGTCGCCCGCACGTCAGTCTCGGTCGCCCAGCCCGGCGGCAGTTCGAGCCGCTGGTCGCAGAACGGGCACACCAGGTCGCCGGGTGCCTTTGTCCACGGGATCTCATCGGGCCGCGGCTCACCGAGCAGCGCACGCACCTGCACCGGCCACCGCTTCAGGTCGCCGCCGATGCGCAGGAGGTCCTGGTGGCGGTAGAGGTTCGCGCCGAGTCCCTTCTCCTGGGCGTGCGCGATCAGGACTGGGAGGTCGCTCAACGCCCGGTCGATCGCCCCGGCTCGGGCCGACACGGGTGCCGCGCGGCCGAACAGCAGCAGTCGCAGCTCACGGGTGCGCTTCTGCACCTCGTGCACGATCTCGTAGTACAGCAGCGCATGCGGGTCCGACCACGGGGCCGGCGCCTGCGTCCGCCGACGCTGTTGCTCGCTCGCGCCGCCGGTCAGCCCTACTGGGGTGCCACGGTGAGGGATCAGGTCCCACAGGCGGGGCAGCAGCTCCTTGACCTCTCGGGCCGCCAGGTAGAGATCCTCGATCGGCGGAAGCGAGCGGGCCGCCTTGGTGAGCTCGTCGACGTCGTGGGTGGAGCGGTCAGGGGTCTGGTCGAACTCGGTCACGGGTCGCTCCTCACGCCGGCACGTCGAGGTCGGTGGTTGCATCGTCGGTCTGATCCCTCAGCCACATGCGGTGCTTGGTGCGTGCTGCAGCGCAACCACCGCACGGTCTCTCGGTCCCGTAGGGCTGGTGCTTGGAGCAGAACGGTGACGGTTCTCCGGTGGGCAGACGTGCGGGCGCCTCCCTCGGCCCACCGCCTCCTCCCGGCGCCTCCTCCCCGGCTCCTCCTCCCTCTCTCCCTTCCCCCTCCTCCACTACCGCGAGGACTTCGCGAGGTCCTCGCGAAGGACTCGCGAGCGCTGGCGGGTCTGGTGGGTCCGGTGGCGGTGGCAGCCGGGACGCCGCACCGCGGTCGGTGGCTGGCCACTCGTCCAGGGCGATGTAGGTTCGGCCGTCGACGCTGTACAGGTGGATGTACCCGGCGTCCTCCAGAGCCACCAGGTGCTCCTCGATGTCCGTCTCGCTCGTGTCCTGGTCGAGGGGCCACAGGCTGGCCTTGATCAGGGTCGGGTTCGCTGACCCGCGCCCCTCGTCGTCGGCGTAGAACCGCAGGCCGAGCCCGGTCAGGCGCACCGCCGGCGGCAGCTCCATCAGCGCCTCGTCGGAGAACATCGACGGAGGGACGCTCCGCTGCCGTCTGGTCACGCTCATACCTAGCCACCCCTCGCAGAATCGTTCGCATCGCATCCCGCACGTTCTCGGCGGTCACGCGGTAACACTCGGTCCAGCCGCGCCCGTTGGGCAGGGCCACCTCTGAGTCCTCGGCGCTGGTGAAGGCACGAGGGAAGTACCGGGCGAGCTCACGGAGCGCGTACCGCTCGAACCCCGCTGGGCTGTCCCGCCACAGCATCACCACCCGGGCACCGGTGGACGTCAGCCGCCGGAGCCGGGACATCTTCCAGGCACGCCCGACCTTGATCACCCGCAGGTGGTCCCACACCACGACGTAGGTGATCGCCAGCTTCGGGATTGTCAACGCGGTCATTCGTCAGCACCCGCCTTCATGCGCGTGAGACGAAGGAGCGCCTTCTGCGTCTTCATCGGAATCGTGATGCACCCCCGGCGCTCCAGCAGAGGTGAAGCCACGGCTAGAGTCCGGATGTGGCGGAATGGATCCGATTTGCCCTCGCGTTGCCGGTCATGACGCTCCTGCTCGGCTATCTCCTGCCGGCCGTGCGCTATCGGCGCCAGATCCGGGCAGACGCAGAGATCTCCGCCGCGCTCCCGGACGGAGCGGACAAGAACTGGTACATGGACCGCGTGATCGAAACTGCGTACCAACTCCGTAGATACCGGGAGGACTTTGTCTCGTCGCCCATGTATTGGGTAGCTGGGCTGGGTACGGTCTTGTGGGTGCTCGCAACGGTTGCCGCCGTGATTTGGCCGCCGTGGACCAGTCCGTCGTTGGGCGTCGGTGACTACCTGATCGCGGGCACCGCCTGGTTGACCGGCCTGGTGTCGACTATCTACTTCGTTCGTGGTCGCGATCCCGATGGCTTCACACCAGATGCGCGCAAGGAATACGACGAGGCGCTCCTCAAGCGAGCCGTAGAGGAGAGCGTGCGACGCCGTCGCAAAGGCCGACGGGCTCGCCGCCGCGACAGATAGATCCGAGATCATGCGCTCAAACATCGGAACCGCGCGGCTCGACCAGCCGCGCCTGAGTCGTGCGTGCGGCGTCGGACGCCTCGATGTACCCACGCGGCAGGGCCAGTCGTGGAGTGCGTCGGGCCGCGTACCACGAAGTCGTCGTGACGGCCGGGCGGTAGCCTGCGACCCATGAGCGTCCGCCACCTGACTGAGCTCGACGACGACGAAGTCAAGAACAAGACAGCCTTCGCCTTCGAGGGAGTGTCCGACTACTGGCTTGTGCCCGACTCCAGCGGAGCGCTCGTACTCCGGGTAGGGCGCCCTCCGTTCGCTGCAATCCGATGCTTCGATAATGGTTGGCGAATCACCTGGATAGACGTCGACGACGATCCGGACCCTATCGACGCTCCTCGTTGGCAGGACGCCCTCGCCACGCGCATACGCCAGCTCTAGAGCTCTCATCGCGAACCTCCATTCCGAGCCTGCACGCGAGGCCGCGAGACCTGGACGACCGTGATGGATCTTGCGAAGATGCGTGGCACGACGTTCCCCTGAGTCGACGAAGGAGTGAGTGCCTTGGCGAACTACTCGGTGTTCAAGGGCGAGGACGGTGACTGGAAGGCGAAGCGCGATGATGCGTCGCGCGCATCCTCCAGCCACGGCACCCAAGCGGAGGCGGAAAAGGCCGCGAAGCGCTACTCGGGCAACTCCGGTGGCGGCGAAGTCTCGATCCATGGCCGCGACGGCAAGGTCCGCAACAAGGACACCGTTGCTCCGGGTAACGACCCGCGCAACATTCCGGGCTGATCGGTCCGGCATCGTCCCGCTCCGGAGGCCGCTTCCGCGCAGGTCGGTGACGGTCATGGGTTTGTCCCTTCCGGGCTGAGGGCGCGGACGACGCGGTCCATCTCGGCGGCGAACCCGGCCGTGACAGCCGTGATCGTGATGAGCACCTGTCCCGCCGGCTGCGAGCGCTGTCGGGCTTCATCGGCGAGGCAGGTGAGGTTGCGAGCGATGGCGGCCCGCTCGGAGCGCTGCACGGCTTCCTGCCGCTTCTTGGCGCGGTGTCGGCGCATGGCGCCGGGGCCTTGCTGTCCGTGGAAGATGCTCATCGGGGTCCTCGGGCTGTGCGGGCAGCGTGGTAGGGGCAGAGGTCGACGGCGCCGAGGTCGCCAGCGTGCCGGTTGCGCCATCCGTTGTCGGATGCGGCCCACCACGCCGCTTGGGTGACAGGGACCACGGGGACGCCGTTGGGCTCCGGGCGGACAGTCGTCGTGACCGACTCGTCGCAGCCCGGGGCGTCGCAGCGGACGGTGGCGCTGGTCGGGACAGCCTCGATCGGGCCGTCGATGGTGATCACGCCGCCACCTCCTCGGCGGGGATGAGGTGGAGGGTGATGACCCGGCAGCCGGGTGTGACTGGGCCGAGGCGGTGGTCAGGTCCGAGGACGTGCTCGGCCTTGTCGTCGGGCCAGCACCCGTGGTCGGTCAGGCCGTCGATCATCGCCTTCGTGGTCGGGTTGGCGTTGTTCGGGTCGAACGCGCGCCGTGACGGCATCGACACGTAGGCCACCACCGTCACAGGTGTCGCGAGCTCGGTCGGGACGTGCTGGTTGTTCGCGAGCGCCCATGCGAGCTTGCGGAGCCACTGGGTGCGGCGCTTGCGCTGGGCCCAGTGGACTCGGTGGTTCGCGGACATCCACGCGGCGTCCGGCACCTCCACCACGAGCACGTGAGCTCCTGGTGGGGGTGCAGGCACGCCGGGTGGTGGCGCTGGTGGGGAGTCGAACATCAGGCGCCCTCGCCGGTTTCGGCGCGGAGACGGGCGAGCGTGGCGTCCAGGTCCGGCGGTTGCACCAGAACATCGCGGGCCTTCGTACCCTCCTGCGGACCGACGATCCCGTGTGACTCCAGTGAGTCCAGCAGCCGGCCCGCTCGAGCGAACCCGACGCGCATCTTCCGCTGCAGCATCGACACCGAGCCGAACTGGGTCGAGATCACCAGCTCGGCGGCCTCCACGAGCAGCTCCGAATCGGTCTCGATGCGGTTCGTGGTGTCGGTGACGCCGCCGGCGACGTCGTCCTCCTCCTGGTCCTCGTCCTCGTCCTCGTCGGGGGCGGTGATGATCTCGCCGGTGTTCGGGTCGAACGTGAACTCGCCGAACCACTCCTCGAGGTCGCGCTCGAGCTCGATGGGGAGCACGTCCTTGCGGGTGCGGTGCTCCAACGCCCGACGCACGAGCCGCTCCGCCTCGTGCACGTCTTGCGGTGCGACCGCCTCGATACGCAGCACGCGGACCGTGGCCTCACGTTCACCGGTGTCGGTGCTCGTTGTGATCTTCGAGCAGTCCACGACGGCGAGCACCACGTGCCGCTCGTGCGGGTTGTTCAGCAGCGCAGCCGCGAGCGCGTACAGGCCGTTCCGGTCGGCTTCCTTGGGCAGTCCCGATGACAGCTTCGGCATGGCTCAGCGCTCCATCATGTGGTCGGTGTCCGTGAACAGGTCAGGCGGTGGTGGCGGGTTCAACACCGGGCACGTCGCGAAGTGCGGCATCCGACGCCGCTCCCCGTCGCGCAGCGGCTCGTCCTTCGTGACGACCCGGCAGTACGGGCCGGTGTGGTGAGGCATCACCGCGACGTTCGCCCGCTCGTCCTCGTCGGGGTAACGGTCCAGGTCCAGAGGCATCCGCCGCTGACCAGGGATCGTGCGAGCCCACTCGATCGGCTCACCACACCCAGGGACGCCGCCCTCAGGGCCGCCCTTCGGGTACACGCGGTCACACGTCGCACGGGTCACAGCCGCACCGCCTTCACGTTCACCGGCAACAGGTGCTCCTCGCACACCGCCCTGTGGAACGGGCTGGCCTCGATCCGGGCCAACACGTGCAACTGCTCCAGGAGGTGCTGCTCGCACATCAGCGCCGTCCGGCACGTATCGCCGTTGCCGCGGTGGAACATCCGGGCCAGGTACTGCGCCGGCGTCAGGCACGGCGCCGTCTTCGTCTGGTCGGTGAAGCCCTCACACGCCGGGACCCGCTCCAGGTCCACGTCGAGCACGACGTCGGTCACCTCGTCCACCGTTGGGGCGCTCATGCCGCCGCGTCCTCACCGGTGATCGCCGCCGCGACGGTTGCGATGAGGTCACGAGCTGCAGGCGGGGTCACAGCGTTCCCAGCGAGCTTCACCTGCTCGCGACGGTTCCCGAGCATCTGGTAGTCCGCACCGAAGGCCATCGCCTGCTTGATCTCCGACGGCTCCAGCATCCGGAAGTACACGTCCTCGACGTCGACCGTCGGAGCCTGCGAGCGCAACACCGCCTGATGCCCAGCCGTCGTGATGGTGCGCACCGGCTCGCCTGCTGGCGTCGTCATCTCGGCGCCGGAGCCCCGGGTGCCGTTCATGCGGGTGACAAGCGCGTAGGCCTCACGGGTCGAGAGGGTGCGCGTCGGATCCGAGGCGGGTCGGGCGTCCTCGTTCCAGGTACCGCCGGACGGGACCACCAGGGCGTGACGGTCGACCGTGGTCACCGTCGGGAGCGATCGGTCGGCGGGTGAGGCCTGGCCGTGTCCGTAGTACGGCATCACGAGTGCGTGGTGATTGCCCGACGCCGTCACCGTGGCGAGCGGGTCGTCGACGTGGCGGGCGTCAGAGCCACCGCCGCGGAGCTCGGCGATGAAGGCGAGGCCGGTCTCGTTCCGTGTCGTCATCGTGCGTGCCGCGAGCTCGGCCGACATCGCGACCTTGCCGTCGCGTCCCTCGACGGGGACCATCAGCGGTGACCAGGCCATGCCCTTCGAAATCGTCGTGTGCACGGTCTTCATGGCCTCGTCTACGGGCCATGCCCGGATGTAGCCATCGGCGCTCCCGTGACCCGGGTGGCGAGGGTTCATCGCGTCGTAGGTGTTGCCTGCGGCCTCGATCAGCAGCGGCGACCAGTACCGGTCGATGCCAGCCTGGATCCGGAGCATCGTCTTCTCGGCGAGAGGCTTGTCCCGGTCGCCGATCCGCGTGCCCGGGTTCGACCAGTCGATGATGCTCGCGGCTGGCAGCCACCCCGGCTCGACCTTCTGGCCCTTGCAGGAGTGCTTCGGGCACCGGTAGAAGTACTGCTGCCGGTAGCGGCCCGTCGGGGTCCCTGGCTTCTTCCAGGTCTGGATCGGAGAGACGACCTCCTCGCAGCTGGGGCACCACGATGGTGGTCGCTGCATACGGTCGAAGTCCGGCGCCCGTTCGCCCGTTCGCCAGAACGAGATGTAGACCCGGTCCCGAGACTGTGGTGCCGGGAGCCCGTGAGCCTGGGCGTGCATCGAGTTCAGACTGATGATCTTGTGGTCGTATCCCATCGACCGCATCGCGGCCAGCCACGCCTCAAACAGGCCGCCGCGGACGCCCCACTCGGAGGCCCAGTCCACGACCTCGACGACGTTCTCCACCAGGATCGCCCGGTACCCGTGTGCCTCGGTGAACCTGACGACGTCCCACATCGTTGCGCGCGAGCGCTCGGCGGCTTCGTCGGGCAGGACGTCGCCGAACAGGTCCGGCTGGCGGTGTGCCTTGCGGCCCTTCGCCCGGGAGTGGTTGGTGCACTCCGGTGAGGCCCAGAGCATGTCCGTGCGCGGGACGTACCGGGGGTCGGTCTGGGAGATGTCGGCCTGGAGGTGGTCGGTGTCGGGGTGGTTGGCGTTGTGGGTCTCGATCGCGAGCGCCCAGTGGTTCGCTGCCAGACGGACAGAGACCCCGGGGACGCCGGCGGCGCCGGTCGAGGAGCCACCCGCCCCGCAGAACAGGTCCGTCATGGTCAGGTTCGCGGTCATGCTGCGAGCTCCCGAGCGTGGTGGCCCCTGGAGACCACATCGCAGTTCGCCAGCAGGAACACCGCTCCCGTCGCGGACTCCCGGATATCCCAGACGGGCGCGGTAAGGACGTCCACCCCGGCACGCTCGAGCATCTCCAACAGCAGCGGCGTCGCCTCAACCACCAACTCCGTCATGGTGCGGTCCAGATCTAGGACCGGCCACTTCGCGCAGTAGACGCCGGGCAGGCTCATGGTCGGCCCCCAGCTGGGGAACGCTCAGAGCGGCACCATACGACCAGAGCGACCACTGCCACGGCGACGGCGAGGACGGTCCGCCCATCACCGGCCGCCGGCGGCCACGACCACACGAACGAGCAGACGATCGCGAGCTCGAGCACCGCGGCGACCAGCACCACGGCGAGCACGTGACGGGCCGCTGCCGCCCGGGAGCGCGGAAGGGATCGGGTCACCACAGCACACCTGCCGTTGGCCGCTCGTACACCCGCACGGTCGCGTTGTGCGCTGACACGCCCGTGGACGGGATCCGCGCCGGGAAGATGCGGCCTGCGACCTGCACCTCGAGCGGGACGAGGAGGCCCTCCTTCACGGCCTTGGCGAACAGGCCACCACGGGAACGCTCAGGTACCCCGATCTCGTCCAGCGCGCCGCGCAGGTCGTTCACCGAGACCCGCTCACCCGCGGGCACACGCGCCACCAGGTCCATGAACGCGTTAATGACCTCCGGGTCCAACCCTGCGACGGACCGCTCCTGCCCGTCGACCTTCAGTGCCTCACCGACGACGGTCATGACGGGACCACCCTCAGGTGCTCGGCGCGGGCCGGTGCCCGGGATGGTCGACCCTGCGGCCAGGTGGCGGCGTCGACCTGCGCGAGCAGCCTCGTCCGGGTCGCGGTGTGCGCGGCCCGGTTCGCCTGTATGAGTGCCCGGGCGTGCTCGAGCAGCTCGGCGTCGGTCACCGCGGCGAGCGGGGTGCTGAGCAGGGAGTCCATCGCGGAGAGCACCGCGCGGTCGGCCGCCTGCATCGTCGACGCCGTCTCGATGCCGGTGACCCAGCCCGAGACCACGCCGACCAGTGCCTGGTCGCCCCGCCCGAACCCGGCCGCGGTCATCGTCGGCCTCGGATCCGGCGCACCGCGACCAAGCCAGCGCCGAGGAGGATCAGAGCCAGCCCACCGACCGCGAGTGCGGCGGAGGTGTCGCCGGCGCCGGTCTCGGCCAGCACTGGCACGTCCGGGGTGACGACCCGCTGCGTCGTCATGTCCGGCGGCTCGACGGGTGTGGTCGGCTCCTCCGGGACCGCAGGCGGGTCCGTGGGCTCCTCTGGCGTCGTCGGGGGATCGGTCGGCGGGTTGCAGGCCAACTCCTCCTCAGCTGTCAGCGTGTCCTCGTGCGGCGTGCGCGACTCGGCCAGCTCGACCGGCTCGGTGAAGGTGCCGTCCTCGTTGCTGAACCACTCGACGGTCCACGTCTCCCACGTCACACTCGGCGCCTCGCAGTTCGGCTCGAGCGGACCGTTCGTGCGCTCCTCCTCGAACCGCTCAGGCACGAAGGGAGGCGTGCAGTCGCCGCCGTAGACGAACCGCCACGAGATCGCGACGCCGTGGTCCTCGCCATGCGTGAGGATCCCGTCGGCGATCAGATCCTCGACGTCGGCAACCTTGTAGGTGTCGACCTGGTACCAGACGCCGCACTCAACGGCGCCAGCGGGGGAGTAGGTCTGTGGCCAGGTCACGCTCTCCGGGGTGCCGCCATCGGGCAGCGCCCAGAACACCTCGACGGCGCGATCGTCGCGCGTCGCCGGCGCCCGTGAAGCGTCCGCGCGAGAGGCTGCGATGACGCCACCCAGCACGAGCAGGAACGCCACGACGATCGCGGCGACCACCCTGCCGAGCATGCGGGCCGCGGTCGGCTCGCGCTCCTCGGGGCGGGCCGCCCACATGCCGTCCATGGCGTCCTCGGCCCGACGAGCCGCCGCGGCGGCCTCCGCCTCCCGGTATATCGCCAGCTCGACCTCGCCGACATCGACGGCGCTGTCAGGGGTTTCGATGGTGCTCATTGCTATCGTTCTCCTAGGTCGGTGGCGGCCCCGGTCTTGTCCGGATGGGGGCCGCCGCTTTCTTGTGTGAGTGGTCAGGCCGACCTGCGGCCCTGCGGGGCATCCATGAGCCCGAGCGCGAGACGGCGAGCGCGGATCCGGTCTGCCAGCTCCTCGCGAGAGGGACCCGTCGGTGTCCATGCGCGGTCCACTGCCTCAGCCAGCGGGAGCGAGTCGAGCTGCTCGTACCCAGCCGCGAGCGCAGCTCCAGCCGCGGCGACCGCCTGGGCGCGCGTGACCTGTGTACTCATCACGCTGCCCGCACTGGCGTGCGTCGCTTGACTGACTGTCCGGTAGCAGTGGACTCGGAGCGCACGAAGAGAGTGCCTGGCAGCACGCGCAGGGCCTCCTCAATGCGGGAGCCAACTTCGCTCGTGCAGCTGTTCTTCTCGCCCTGCAGGAGAGCGTGGATGAACTGTCGCGAGCAGCCGACATACCGGCCGAGACGGGCTTGTGAGAAGTCGCTGGCGCGCATGTAGTCAGCGAGAAGGTTGCGGTCGCGCAGTCGCATCCACTTTCCCTTCGATCGACGTCGACGCCGAATGGCGATGGGACTCATCAAAGCCTCCGATTGACTGGTTGTCAAGCATCGTGGGACACAACGTCCCACACTGGTTGACATGCTGTCAACCCCTGACGCTCCACATTTGTGGTGCGGTGGGGCCAAAGTCGCCACGCGCAGCGCATGCCCTGGTTGACGCGAATACGGCGTGCCAGCCCTACCCTTGGTTGACACCTCGGTCTCGCACCGCTTGACCGCGACGATCCGACCCTCAGAGAGTTCACCGCGTGCACGCATACCGGCGCCTCATTCAGGCGGAGATGGACAAGCGAAGCTGGACCGCAGCTGAGCTCGTCCGTCACTCCGGGCTCACCAAGCAGACGGTGAGCAACGTCCTCTCCGACGGTCGAGAACAGCTGATGCAGCGACCCAAGGACTCAACCATCGCGGGCTTGGCGAAGGCGTTCGGCATCACGCCGGACGTGATCCTGTCCGCGGTCGCTGAGGCCATGGGCTTGCCGGCGGGGGAGCGGGTCGTCGTCTACGACGCCGACCAGATCTCTGACGAGGAGTTGTTGCGCGTGCTCGCCCAGCGGTTGCGAGGACGAGAGGACGGTGAGGGGCATGAAAAGCGTCCCGCCCCCATGAATCAAGGGCCGCAAGGCCCGCACCTAACGGTGGTGCCGGAGCCCGGGCCTGACGCTGGCGATTCAGGCCCGGGTGTGCAAACGGCGCGCGACGACATCACGTTCAAGCACCCACCCGAGACGCAGTGGACCGACGGCGTCCAGCGCAACCTCGATGAGCTCGCCGCCCGCGAGGGCGACGCAGACAACCCGCCCGACACAACGACGGGCGAGCACAACCAAGATCCGGGCGGGAACGACCCCGCCTGATCACACAACGCAGGGGGCAACAATGAACCACCGCACTGGCGCGGCGGCCGCTGGAGCACTGATTCTGGCGCTGTTGGCCGGGTGTTCCTCCGGCGGGCAGGATCCCGAACCGGCAATGACGACTGTCGACGAGCCGCCCGCCGCGGTCGAGGAGTCTACGACCGACGTTGCCTCTGACGAGCTTGAGACGACCGAGGGGCCGACGCCTGCAACTGAGGCTGAGGATGTGGATGAGGGCGAACGCGACTACGGCGACCCCGTGGAGACGGAACGCGGGAACCTCCTCAAGACCATCGGGCAATGGGCAGGTATGGCGACGCAGGAAGGGGAACAGACCGTCGACTTCCGCGTCGTCGACATCGTCACCGACTACGGCTGCCCGAACGATCCCGACGCGGAGCCGGCCAACGACCAGTTCGTCGCACTCGAGTTCGAGATCGAGACCTTCGCTGCGCTCGGAGACGGCGAGTTCTGGATGCACGCGGGCGACTTCCGCGCCTGGACCGAAACCGGCCAGCGCGTGAACGACTCGCTCGGCAATGCGATCGGCTGTGCCACCAGTGCCGAGTACCTGCCGAGCATCATCGGACCGGCCGAGCTCGTGAGCGGTCTGATCGTGCTCGACCTACCCGCCGATGCCGCGGCCGTGGGTTTCAGCGATCCCGCGCTCAGCTCGGGTGGGTGGGAATGGGAGATCCCGTGAACGACCCGACACCGGTCGCTGTGACGCCGAAACGAGACGACTTCCATCTCGCAAAGCAGGCTCCGGCAGTTCTCAAGCACGGCATCATCCGTCGCTACGTCACGCCCTTCATCGCGAAGGTCGGCTCGACGTCCGAGGGCAATCGCGTTGTTCTCGTCGATGGCTTCGCCGGTGCCGGTAGCTACACGGATGGAACTCCAGGAAGTGCGCTGTTACTTGCGCAAGCTGCCCGCGGATCGAGCCGGAACGTGACGCTGCTGCTCTGTGAAAAGAACGCCAGTCACCACGCCGCGCTCCTGCAAGCTCTCGCCAGCGACGGCCACCGCTTGGACCCTCCGCCGATGCACGCAACCTTTGAAGACGTGCTACCGATGGTCTTGGAGATCGCTGGTGAGTCGCCCACCTTCTTTTTCCTCGACCCGTATGGTCTCGGCATCTCGTTCGATGATGTGGTCTCCATCATGAACCGCGGAGGTTCTCCCAAGACGGAGGTATGCCTCAACTTCTCAGCGAACGCAGTCCGCCGCATTGGTGGGCGATTGAAGGAGCCGTCGGACGCCACGGGTCGAACCAAGACTCTGGAGGGCCTTGATCGAGCCTGCGGTGGCACCTGGTGGCGACAGGAGTGGGAGAATGCGGATAGCCCGGAGGATGCATCCGAGCGGATCGTGAGCGGCTACGCCGCGCGCCTGTCGCGCGCAACCTCGGCGTCATATTGGACCATCGAAGCTCGGAAGTCGCCTACCCGGAAGCCGGACTACCACCTCATTTTCCTGACTCGTCACGACGACGGAGTCGAACTCTTCGGCGAGGCCGTCTCCATCTCGCAGGCTGAGTGGCGAAAGACCATCACCCCTGATGACCTGCTGGCCGACTGGGACGAAGAGGAACTCGCGAACAGATGGGTCAAGGAGATCGCTGCCAATGTGATGATCCTCCTCCAGTCCGGCCCGTTCCTCACCGGCGCGAAATATGCCGACGTTATGGGCAATGCGCTCGGTTACGCTCGCGGCCTGCACGTGCGGAAGGCGCTCAAACAGCTCTACGACCAGCGTGCAATCGCGACCGAGCCCAAGGGTGAGGTTTGGAAGTTGCTCATCAGACCAAGATCATGACGCCACTGTTGCGGGATACTCGTCCCAGATCTCGCCGTCGAGCTCGCGACCCAGAGCCTTTGGGGTCCGGCCGCCCCACTGCTTGAAGAAGAACGGCACCTCCGCGTGCTTGCACGCATCCCGAATGCCGCGGGCCCAGTCGACGTGCATCGGCCGGTAACCATGGCCCGACTCGCCGCCGGCGATCACCCAACCGATCCCGTCGAGGTTGATCCCGTCGAGCGGACCGAGCAACGGTTCGCACGACAGGAACCGGACAGCCGCTGGGACGCGGCGAAGCTCGTCGACGCGGTGCAGGAGTCCCTTGCTCTCGACCGAGACGCCGAGCCACAGGTTCGGCGGCCAGTCGATCTGATCGGCTAGGAGCCGGGCGCGGCGAGCGCGCTTGGTGAGTACCTGGTAGGTGTGCTGCGGCGTCGCCGCGATCACCTCCACCACTTTCTGGATGAAGTCGAGAGGCACCTTCGCGTGGAACAGATCCGACATCGAGTTCACGAATACGGTGCGCGGCGTTCGCCACGTCAGCGGCTGGTACAGCGCCTTCGGATGCACCGTCACGGCGAAGCCCGGGCCGGAGGTGACCGGGTTGCCGTCGTTCTGGTACTTCTCGGCGCCCATGGCCTTGAGCCGCTTCGACAGGGTCAGGGCGTAGCAATTGTCACAGCCGGGCGAGATCCGATCGCAGCCGGTGACAGGGTTCCAGGTTTCCTCGGTCCACTCGATCGACGACTTCGCCATGCGGGCGACTGTACTCGGCGCGCTTCCCACCAGGCGGTTGATACATGCGTTCGAGCGTGTCGGATGTCTGTCCTACGGTCCAGGACCATGTTTCATCCGTGGCGGCGCCTCCGAGCGCTGGAGGGGGTCCGGCTGGAATGGTCTCGGTTGCGGCCGGGTCTGTTGGGGGCGACGGACGGCGAGGGGGTGGTGGTGCTGCACCCGGAGCAGTCGCAGCGGCAGCGGCGGTGCACGCTGGCTCACGAGCTCGCGCATGTGAAGCTCGGGCACACGGGGTCGTGCGGGCCGGTCGAAGATGCGCAAGCCAGAGATCTCGCGGCGCGATGGTTGATCCCGATCGAGGCATTGCTCGATGCGTTGCGGTGGACCCGGGACTGGGAGGAGCTCGCTGACGAGCTCTGGGTGGATGTGGCGACCTTGCAGGACCGGTTGGACTGGTTGACGGACGACGAGCGGGAGCAGGTGGTGGCGTTGAACCAGGAGATCGAACGTGGCGCGTGAGAGCCGGGCCAAACTGAGGAGCGTCCCGGCCGCACCGCTGCGCGCCGTGTTGTACCTGCGGCAGTCGGCGCACCGTGAGGAGTCGATCTCGCTCGAGATCCAGGAGTCCGCCGGGCGCGAGCACTGCGCCCGGCACGGTTACGACGTCGTCGCCGTCGAAGCCGACCCCGGCATCACGGGGCGGACGTGGAAGCGGCCGGCGGTGCAGCGGACCATGGCGTGGATCGAAGAAGGCCGCGCTGACGTCATCGTGCTGTGGAAGTGGTCGAGGCTGTCTCGGCAGCGACGCGACTGGGCGATCGCCGTCGACCTGGTCGACGTCGCCGGCGGGCGGATCGAGTCGGCCACCGAACCGATCGACGTCGCCACCGCAGCCGGACGGTTCTCGCGCGGCGTCATGGCCGAGATGGCTGCCTTCGAATCCGAGCGCATCGGCGAGACCTGGCAGGAAGTCCACGCCCGTCGCGTCGCCTCCGGTCGCCCCGCCAACGGCAAGCCGCGCTGGGGCTACACCTACGACACCAGCCGGAAGATCCACCTACCTGACCCGGAAACCGGCCCGGTGCTCGCCGAGCTCTACCGCCGCTACGTCGCGGGGGAGTCGGTCTACTTACTCGTGCGGTGGCTCAACGCCAACGGCCACCACACCCTCGACGGGTACGGCGTCTCTGGGAACGGCAACCGCTGGTCCGACCGCACGTTGCGACGCGTGCTCGACTCGGGTTTCGCCGCCGGGCTCATCACCCACCGCGGCGAACGGCTCACCGGAGCCCACGACGCACTCATCGACGCCGACCTCTGGGAGGCCTACCAGGCGGCCCGAGTCGGCCGCCGAGTCACTAGGTCCTCAGAGCGGTCGCAGTACCTGCTCTCCGGGCTCGTGCGATGCATCTGCGGGGCCTCCATGACAGCCGGGCAGTTCGGGCACGCCCGGACCCCGAAGTACCGGTGCAAGGGCCACGAGACAGGGCTGCACTCCGGTTACGTCACAGCGACGCTCGTCGAGGGCGCCGTGAAGGACTGGCTGCACGAGATCGCCCACGACGTCGACAGCGCAGCCTCGCTCGCTTCACGAGCACACGCACGCCGCGAGCGCACGACGGCTTCAACCGTGAGCAAGCAGATCGCCACTGCCCGGGAGCAGCTCGTGCACGCCACGCGGTCCCACGTCACCGGTGTCATCCCGGAAGCCGCCTACCTCGTCGTGCGAGACGAGCTCGAGCAGCAGATCGCCGCGCTGGAGGAACGGCAGCGTCAGTCCGCCGTTGCCTCCCGCCGGGACACCGCACCGAAGGTGGCCGCGTCACTACTCGCGGACTGGGACATCCTGCCCGTCGAGCACCGCCGCGGCGCGCTGCGCGACCTGATCTCGAACGTCCAAGTAGCACCCGGACGACCGCGGAGCGTCGTTCGCGTTGTTCCCCTGTGGTCAGGACCCGACCCTCAGTAG